AGCGACTCAATTTGCCGGAGATGATTTTTTTGCAGAAACAAAAATTGCCCAAGAGAAATTAGATGACAATTTAATATCCGGCCACCCAGTGGAAGTTATGAAACGGAGAAAAGAACTGGAAGACTTGATAAAAATGTATAAACTAAATGCATCTGAGTACCAGAATTCGGTGGACATACTGCATAGGTCACACAATGTCTACATAGAAAATGTCAATATATTAAGCACGGTTGGTCCTAACGCAGAACGTAATCTGGCCAATTTCACAAAGATGGATTTTGAAATGCATGAACCTTTTGGCATGACATTGATAGAAAAAATTAGAGGCTGTGCATACCTAAACGGATACCTGGATTATCAGGACGCACCGTTCCTGCTGACAATAGAATTCAAAGGTTTTGACAACAATGGAAAACCACTAGTGGGAACCAACACCGATCCTTTGACAGGCAGACATGGTGCTTCTGGATTCCTCACAAGGAAGATACCAGTATACATAGTCAACGTAGAAATGGATGTCAATGAGGGAGGTTCAAAATATAGGTGCACAGCAATACCGTACACCGACATGGCACACGACAACAGGTTCACACAGTCGCGAATTACCGTTGCGTTGGATGGACTTACAGGGATAGGAGCCTGGAAAATCAAGGTAGAGAAAGCCCTAAACGTGGATTTAATGGAGCAAGAAGTCAAAGATCGTACAAGGACCGAAGGGTATGAGGACAAATATATTTTCAGTTATCATAAGGATGTGGTTTCTCAAGGATCGACATATGTGTCTGAGAGAGAATCCATACATACGAGTTCGGCTTCTGTGGCAGACAATATAATGGCCGGAGAACAGATAAAAAATCAATTTGAGAATGATCAGAATGCCGTGGGAGGAGAGGACGGTCAACCGCAGGTATGGGGAGGACAGATAGCCGATGCCGAACGTGGTAATCCAAAAAAGAAATCATCAGCATCACAACAGATCAATGCCAATGACAATTTGGTCAAAATGTTTGAGGACGCAATAAGGACCACTACAGGTTATCAGAAATTGATAGAAAACTTTTGGGTATCATATCTGCGAGGTGCATCCAGTGGTGGTGACAGTAATGCGTCTGGGGTGTTGGATAAATTGAATACACTCAAAGACGGAGAAGCCACAGAGTATCTTAACTCCTTGTTGAACGACAAGAACAAATCTAAAATATTGGGTGGGATCATCTCAGACAATCAATACATCAATTGGTTCAAAATCAAAACAACAGTTTACACAGTGACCGATAAAGGACTTGATCCTCGAACGAAGATGTATCCAAAAATAATACATTATAGAGCAGAACCTTTCAAAATCCATGTTTTAAAAATATTGGGTGCTGGTATGTCCTTGGGAAAAATAGATTGGAGCGAGCAGGTTAGACGGAATTACAACTACATTTACACAGGTGAAAACATCGATGTACAAAACATTAACATAAATTACAAATCTGCTTTTTTCCAACGTAATGTGAGAGAGGCCAAAACTTTAACACAAAAAGGTATAGTAAACAACTTTGCCGAATGGATCAAGGACATTATCGGAGACGAAGTGCATCCAGAACCTTCTAAGCCCATCAGGCAATATCCATCAATAGTGAAGGGTTTCAATTCCATGGATGTGGATAATCCAGTTACAGCAAAAGCACAGGCTTTTTATGATTATCTCACAAATCCTATCGCAGACATGATCAAAATTGAAATGGAAATCCTGGGTGATCCTGCTTACATTTGCCAGGACATGTACACACCTTTGCAGTTTGACGATGACAAGTACGACGATGTGCGTAAAATTTATGGAGACACTGGAGAATTTAATGTCATGAGTTCACGGTTCGGTTCTTTCAATGCTGACGTGGCATCGCCACTAATTAATATTAGATACAGATTTCCGGCAGACATTGACGACACAACTGGAAATATGTTTCAATATGGAAAACCAAATTTAGAGGATGATCTTTTCTTTAGTGGAGTGTACCAAGTGGTAAAAGTAGAAAACAGATTCAACAACGGACAATTCACACAATTATTGACATGCATAAGAATGAACAATCAACAGGGTTATGGACCAGCAATTACTTTGGCGGACGCGGCAAAAAGTGATGCTAGTAAGATTAGGAGTAAATCCGACAATAAAAAAGCAGATGACCAAACTGCACAAGATAATGATCTAGAAGTAGGGCAAGGTGAAGCCCAAGAGGTAACAGGAAGTTAACATGGCCGATACAAGAGGATTTGAAGATAGCAAGGACGGTGGCGTTGGACACTACAATCAAAGTGCCAACAAGAAAACCGGTCCTTATATTGCAACTGTAAAATACACTGCTGATCCGTTAAGGATGGGTAGGCTTGGAGTCAACATTCCTGCACTTTCAAACACAACTGAGCCCACAGCAGATCAGGTTGTATGGGTTCAATACCTATCACCTTTCTATGGAACAAAAGATGTAAGGGCTACCACAGAAAAAGATCCATATAATTTTAAGGAAAGCCAACATGCATATGGTTTTTGGGCAGTGCCACCTGATATAGGTTCTACTGTTCTTGTAATTTTTGCAGAAGGAGAAGGAAAAGCATCACAGGGTTTTTGGATTGGATGTATACAGGATCCCATAACCAACCAATCTGTTCCTGGACATGCCTCCACAGACTCAGTAGCACAATCAGGCAGAGACGAAGGAACCCCAGCACCAAAAAGTCAAATGGAAAAAGAATACGGTACTACAACATTACCTGCAGGAGAAATAAACAGACGGGCAATGATAAAAGCAAAGGCCAATTCATTGAGCAGTCTAGCGGATTGGAAATATCCAATCAACGATCTTCTTGCAAATCAATTAAGAAAACAAGGGCTGGTGCAAGATCCAACAAGAGGTACAACCTCTTCCAGTGCAAGGAGAGAAGCACCAAGTCAGGTTTTTGGAATGAGCACACCCGGCAGATTAAGGGGCGACAGTGCAAGACCACGTATAGGTTTAGAGAATACGGAAGTATTCACAGATAGAGCACAAGGACACAGTTTTGTAATGGACGACGGAGATGTCAGAGGTGCAAACCAACTGATTAGATTTAGAACTTCTTCAGGACATCAATTATTGATGCACGATTCAGAAGGGGTAATTTATCTTGCAAACAGTACAGGAAATGCTTGGATAGAAATGAACTCAGAGGGCAGGATTGATATGTATAGCGGAATTGGTGGAATCAATATGAGGACACACGGAGATTTCAATCTGCATAGTGATTCCAACATCAACATGAGTGCCGGAGAGCAAGTGAGGGTTGTTGCAACAGGAATGCCTGAAGAATTATACACAGACAAAGACCTAGCAGTCAAAAAAGGACAAAAAGTTGCAGGTGATGTAAAAGTCAAAGAAAAAGAAGGACAAATTATTTTATCAAGTGATTACTTGATGACTCTTGGCAGGAAAGGTGCTTTCCATTCATCTCAGGAAGGTAGTATTAGAACTCATGCAGAGCAAGGTATTTCGTCATTTACAAATGGACCACAACTTCACGGAGCCAAGTCTGTGATCCATCTTGCAGGATCACAAGTGCATATGAATTCGACAGCGGCAAGTCCCGATTGGGGAGCAAAGTGGCTGACACAGGAAGCCGCAGGAGTACAGCCTGTAGAACAAGCAGATGTTGATATAGCAGGCAAGGAGTTTGCAGTATTGCAGGCAGGTTCAAAACAGACTAGGACATCAGTACATAGATTTGTAACTCATGAACCCATGTTAAGGGTGAGCAGTTTCAACACTCAAGATACACAACCTTATAACACTGCATATTCTGGGGATATGTTAGACAAATTTATGAATGACCAGGAAGGTCTAAGAAATATTTTTAATAATTCAAAATTATCAAAAGCAGAAAAGAGCAAATTAGCTAAAAAATATCTATCCAAAAAAAACACCTATGGTGTCTTGCAAATGGATGATCCAGAATATGACGAGTTGGATGATTTAGATATTGCACTTTCAAAATTAGATGAGTTGCAAAAAGGTTCCGATGAATGGAAAAAACTTTCTCTTGACAGACAAAAGTGGTTGAGAAAAGCCTTCGAGCCGGGAAGTTCTGTATATTTAGAACACCAGAACAGGTTATCCGATAATCTTTCAATCAAACTAGGACAATACCAAACTGACTTACAGGCTTACTTAAAAAAAGCCATGGGGAATTCTACAGACAGCGGCAAGGCCAAAAAATTAGCAGAATCATTTTCAGCTAGTTACAACAAATTGTACGAATTGGACAGAGGAACAGGATTAGATGTGACTGGACATATTGGGAATGTTCTACATGGAGATATGAGTTTTGACCAAGCCACTGCAAGTCTTAAAAATAAATTGACTACTCAGGTTGTTTCTGAGGTGCGTGGAGAAGCAGTGCAATTATTTAAAGATCAAATTTTTACAAACGCAGATGGAAGATTGTTTACTATAGGTGATGTGTCTAAAGATATCCAAGGAACAATATCTGGAATCACTGGCAATCTAAGTTTGGGTACAGTAGCAGGTGCTTCTACAAATGCCGTCCTGACAGGACTGGAAAATCAAATTATGTCAGGAAATTTTGATTTTAAATCTTTAAGCCAAGGTGCGTTGGCAACAGCCAAACATACAGCAATCAATACCGCAATAGGTATAGGTGTAGACAAAGCAAAAAGTTTATTACGACAAAATATTTCAGCGGCAGGCCCTATGCAATATCTACAAAAAGATGCCTTGAAAAGTGTGTTAAGTCCCAAATCCTTGACGTCACTGAGTAAAAACGTAATAGGAGGAAAAGTAACAAGTTCAACAATGTTCACAAGTATTTCTTCTGGATTCAAAACGCACATGGCAAGTCTTGGAACTTTGGCCAAATCTGCGGCTTCGTGGGCAGGCAGTGCCATTTCCAGTTTCTTCAGTGATGAAAGACTTAAAGAAGATATCACATTAATCGGAAAGTCACCGCAAGGTATAAACATTTATTCGTTTAAATACAAACAGTTGCCTGGTAGGTATATAGGAGTCATGGCTCAAGAAGTGCCGTGGGCTAGGCACATGACTGATACCGGATATTATGCAGTAGATTACAGCAAGGTTGATGTTGAATTTAGGAGGTTACATTAATGGCATACGGAAGTGGAGGCTCAGGTAGTGGAAAAGGCGGAAATATAACATTCCGTGGATTCAGTTCTCGAGCAGATAAACGTAACTTTAAATTATATGATTTTGAAGTAGCAAAACAAGACTTAATCAACAGGCTGTCTATAAGAAAAGGTGAGCGTGTTGAAAATCCAGACTTTGGCACAATAATCTATGATTGCTTATTTGAACCTTTTTCAGATACACTTAAAGATGCAATAATTGACGATATAACAGAAAATTTGAATGCGGATCCACGGATCAATGCTAGTGAAATATTAGTGTCAGAAGCAGACAACGGGATAGCCATACAGGCTACTATAACTTATGTTCCGTTAGATATTACTGAAAAACTAAGGTTTTCGTTTGAAGAAAACGCGGCATTACGCCTATCTTAAAGTACGCACTTAATTAAATCTATAAATATTATTATAAAAATATTATGGCCACTACAGAACGACAAAATAGATTACTAGTTGCGGAAGATTGGACAAAAATTTACCAATCTTTTCAACAAGCAGACTTTAAAAGCTACGACTTTGAAACACTTCGTAGAACAATGGTATCATATCTTCAGGAAAATTTTCCTGATGATTTCAATGATTATGTTGAGAGTTCAGAGTACGTTGCACTAATTGACTTGATAGCCTATATTGCTCAAGCATTGTCTTTCAGAGTTGACCTTAATGCCAGAGAAAACTTTTTAGAAACAGCATCAAGAAGAAATTCGATATTAAGACTGGCAAGATTAATCAACTACAATGCAAGTAGAAACAAAACTGCAACAGGATTGTTAAAAATATCTTCTGTGTCAACAACCCAAGAAGTGAGAGATGCAACAGGAACCAACCTTGCCAACTCAACCATTGTATGGAACGATTCATCAAACTCGAATTACAGAGAACAATTCACAGCAATAATGAATGCGGCCAATCAAACAGGTCAATTGATAGGAAAGCCGAGAGAATCAGGGATGGTTGGCGGAATACAAACTGACATATACACACTCGCATCTAATCAAACAGATTTACCTTTATATAAATTTACAAAAGCCACTGGTGGTGTAGCAAGACAATTTGAAATTGTCTCAAGCAGTATTAAGGATAAGGATTCAGTATTCGAAAGTTCGCCGATTCCAGGAACTGGATTAACCTACAGTTATAGAGCAGACGGCGCCGGTGACAGTTCTAATAACACAGGTTTCTTTTTCCTATTCAAACAAGGATCAATGCAGAGCAAGGACTTTGTTATTGATAAAGCATCAACTAATTTTGTAAAAAGTTTAGCAGAAAGTAACATTAACGATACCGATGTTTGGCTATATCAACTGGACCAATTCGGTCAAATAAAAGAAGAATGGACTCAGGTTCCTTCTTTAGCTGGAAACAATGCGATATACAATTCATTATCAAAAGATATCCGAAACATTTACAACGTTGTAACTAGGGCCAACGATCAAATAGATTTTGTTTTCGGTGATGGAAATTTTAGTAATTTGCCTTTGGGTAATTTTAGATCTTATTACAGGGTGAGTGATAATGCCAAGTATGCCATACAGCCAGCAGATATGCAAAATATCCAAGTGTCCGTGCCTTACACAGACTTGAATGGTGGACAGCAAACACTTACTATCACAATGGGACTTAGAAGTAGCGTTTATAATTCAGCCGCAACTGAATCTAATGCATCAATCAGACAAAAGGCACCACAAGTTTACTATTCACAAGACAGAATGGTTACTGCTGAGGATTATCAAGTAGTTCCATTATCTGCATCACAAGAGATCATCAAGGTACGATCGGTGAATAGAACAGCATCTGGAATAAGTCGTGCAAAAGAAATTTTAGATCCTACAGGTGCATATTCAAATGTTTCTGTGTTTGCAGAAGACGGAATATTGTACAGAGAAGAAGGATTGAACACTTTTACTTTTAATTTTTCAAATAGAAATGTAATTTCAAGCACGATAGATACTGGTGTAGAATCTAAACTTAAAGAAGCATATGCAAGACATTTTTATTACGAGAAATACGAAACCAAAGATTTGAGTTCTTTGTCGGCGACGTGGAATTCATCTACTACAGGTACTAACACAAACACGGGTTACTTTACTTCCGGGGGTGCTCTAGTTACCGGTGACTTTGCTACCTCAAACTTGAAATATGCCAAAGTTGGTTCTTTGATTAAATTTACCTCACCAGACACAAGGGGCTTTTTAAACAACAAACTTGTAACTTCGGGCACAGACAATGCAGAAGATAGAGTTTGGGCAAAAATTGGAGTTGTTGAGGGTGACGGTGCTAATAGCGGAAAAGGCAATTTAGAAACAGGAGTTGGACCAGTAACTTTGAATGATATCATACCCGACGGTGCTGTGTTATCAAAGATTATACCGGCTTTCAACACGTCACTGAATGCCAGCCTCAAATTAGACATAATAAACCGTATAGAAGCCTATGAAGAATTTGGCCTAAGGTACGATGTTGACAACGAAGAGTGGAAAATAATTACTTCACAAAATTTAAGTTCAAGTACAGTTTTCTCAACAGCTAGGACCGGAAACACAGACGGAACTAATTTAGATGCCAGCTGGTGGTTTAAGTTTACAAACGACGGTGACACTTACACAGTTACATACAGATCTTTAGACTACATTTTTGAGTCTGCAGGACAAAACAAATTTCATTACAACAAGCAAGAAAAAATTTATGATTACAAAACAGGCAGAAGTGTTAAAGATACTATCAAAATATTAAAGACAGTATCTGTAGTTTCATCAGGTAATAGCATAGGGTATCCTATAAATTGGCAGGTTGTTGATACAGTTACAGAAGCAGACGGTTTCCAAGATAACAGAAAAGTAAAAATTGGATTTTTTGATAAGGATGACGACGGGGTAGTTGACAATCCAGATATTTTTGACATCATTGTTGAACCAGATACAAATCCGTCAACTAAATTTGTATTTTTTGAAAAATATATTTCATATGATAACATATCAAGATTTAGACCATATGCATCAACAAATTTTGTTGTTTCATTAAATGAAACAGATATCACCTTGAGTTCAGCAACGTACACAGACGGTCAGTTATTTTATTTCTATGATGGTAGCGAAAATGTTATTAAGAAGTATAGTGCTACAACAAATACACTTGCAACAACTACAGACTATGTTGCACGTAGAGGAAGAAACACTATTGATTTTCAATACAAACATAATGCAGGGCAAGAAACAAGAATTGATCCTTCAGTTTCGAATATAATTGATATCTACATGTTAGAAAGATCATACGATAACCTATATAGAATATGGTTGCAAGACGGAGGTGAAAAGCCTATGGCTAGTACTTCTGATCAACTTAGAATATCATATTCTGCATCTTTAAGTGGCAAAAAATCTTTGTCAGACCAAATAGTATATCATCCTGTTACGTATAAAATTTTATTTGGAGCAAATTCAGACGAAGAACTACAAGCAACTTTCAAAGTCGTTAAAAATCCGCAAACTAATATCACGAATGCCGTAATCAAAACTAGAGTTATAAATGCAATAAATGAATTTTTTGCTTTAGATAATTGGGATTTTGGCGATAGTTTCTATTTTACAGAATTAGCCGCGTACATACATAATAAACTAGCACCTGATTTGCTTACTGTTGTGATTGTACCAAATCAATCTGGACAGAGTTTTGGGTCTCTGTTTCAAATTGCAAGTGCGGCAGATGAGATTTTCATTAGTGGGGCCACCGTTGATGATGTTTCTATTATTGATGCTTTGGGAGCCAATCAATTGTTGGCATCTGGC